TTCGTCATGCGGGCGAATTCGGACGGTGCTCCCGTCAAAGAAGAGGCCGTGGTTCGCGTGACGCTCGGCTAACATCACAACACCAACAAAGAAAGCGAGACCTTAATAATGGCTCAGCAACTTTCCAAAGGGATCAAGCAGACGGCCGTCTATGGTGTCACAACCACCACGGCCAACAGCACGCTCTACAGCGACTACGTGGATATGGCCAACTACAATGGCTGCATGTTCACGTTCCTGTTCAAGAGCACCGGAGCATCAACGGGAACGGCGGCCTTGACGATCGTGGCAGCCGATGCCAGCACGACCGCCGCCGCAAGCTACGCGGCAATCAGCGGTGCAGCCGTGACCGTGACCAATAGCACCACGGCCGACGATGCGCGGCTCGCGTCGATCGACGTGTACTATCCGCAGCATCGCTATCTTCGCGCGTTGTGCGTGAAGAAAGAAATGCTGCTCCTACAGGGCGTGATTGCCCAACAGTACGATCCGCGAGTGGAGCCGGCTGGCGACAGTACCACGCTTGCGGCTGCCACTGCGGCGGCGTGCAAGGTGACCGTGGCGATGGACTCGACCAGCACCTAGTTTTCACCGTGTCCTGAGTGACTACGCGGGGCGGCGGGCGCTATGCCTGCCCGTCGCCTTCGCGGCAACCAACGGAGAATGAAATGGCAGACGCGACTTACCTTCCAAAGGTGTACCGTAAGGACGGCGGCAACACCATGATCGTTTCGAGCGGCGGTGCGTTGACGCTCGAAGCGGGCGGCACCCTGACCAACGGCGGCACGCTCGCCAACACGGGGGCCATTACCAACACGGGAACCATCACTAATAGTAGCGATGGGCAGATCCGCGAATTGGTGCAAACGAAGACCTCGGCCGGAGCACTGAATGCCTACGGCATCAGTTGCATCGGATCGACCTCGGCCGGCGCGAGAGCCTACACGCTGCTAAAACCGCCTGCGGCTGGCGTGCGGAAAACGCTAATCTGCCGGAGTTCTACCGGCGGGGTGACGGTTGCCTGTTCCAGCCTTTGCACGCTGAATTGGGGAACAAGCCGCAAGATCACTTTTGCGGCAAACTCCGACCTTTACAGCGTCGAACTGATTGCGACAAGCGCGACCAACTGGCAGTCGATCCTCAATAGCACGGCGCAAGTTACAACTATCACCTATGGCTCCACCTAATCTGAAGGGACACGACGATGGCAATTGTAATGCCCTGCCCGATGCCGGAGCAGAAGAAGATTGCCATCGTGGGAAAGGCGTCATCCTCTTTGGGGCTGGCGCCCTACCACGATGGTAGCTGGCAAATCTGGACGTTGAGTGATCTGGTGCTTGCCAAGCAAGCGCCTCGATACGACGTGCAGTTTGAACTACACGACCCCGCACTCGTTCAACAGCGGATTCCCTATTGGGAATGGCTCGCACGCTGTTTACCAGAGAAGCCGATCCTCATGCGGGAAACGCATCCCGACATTCAGGCGTCGGCGGCCTATCCCCTGCAAGAGATAATCAACCAGTTCGGCACGTACTTTACGAACAGCGTTAGCTACATGATCGCGTTGGCGATTGCGATGAAACCCGACACGATCGGCGTGTGGGGTGTTGACATGGCCCAGTCCGCCGAGTACCGCGCACAACGGCCGAGTTGCGAATACTTCCTGGGCATCGCGGCCGGGCGTGGTATCGAAGTGATAATCCCGCCCCAGGCCGATCTACTGAAGACGTGTGGGCTGTATGCGTTCGACGATGGAGTGTCTGACCTCGCGGCGAAGAGCCACGCAAGAGCGGCCGAGTTACAGCAGCGAATCGCACAGGCTGAGCAACGACGCGACCAAGCAGCGACGGAGGCGGCATACCTGACGGGTGCGCTCGAGGACACGCGGGAATACTGGAGCCAGTGGTTTCACCAGAGCTAAATCATGGAATCCAAACTGATTACACTTCCGACGACAACGCCGATCTCGATGCAAGAGGCGAAGGATCACCTCTACCTCACTTCGGACACCTACAACGACGAGCTTGCTCGCAAGCTAGACGAGGCCGTCGACTACTGCCAGCGGCGCATTGTAGGTCGGCGTCAATTTTGCCAAGCCACCTACGATCTGATTCTCAACGGTTTCCCCGATGACGGCAACGACGACCGAATCGAGATACCTTATCCACCGCTCCAAAACGTGCAGTGGATCAAGTATTACAACTCGACGGGCGGGTTGACAACCTATGGATCGACACTCGGAAGCACGGCGAGTAGCACGTCATGGACGCAGGTCGTCACGGGCGAGCGGCCCGGCTATGTCACGCCGGCCTATGCCCTTTCGTGGCCGACAGCGAGAGACGTGCCCAATGCGGTGACGGTTCGATACGTGGCCGGATCCACGACACCGACCACGATACCGGGCACGCTCAAAGCAGCGGTGAAGCTGAAGCTGGAGCACCTATGGGACCCGGAACGAATTGACGAGCAGAAACAGGAAGCGGCGATTGATTCACTGTTGGGCGGGAATGACTACGGATACTACCAATGAGATTGCGATCATTGCGCCATACGGTTGAAATCCAAACGTTATCCGGCACAACGTCGGCCGACGACTATGGCCAATCGCAACGTGCCTTTGCGACAGTGGAGACGGTACAAGCGGCGATCATGCCTCTCTCAGGACGCGAGTTGACAATGGCAAGGCAAGTGCATGAAACGACAACGCATCAAGTGGACATGCACCACACAACGACGGTGACGCCACGGGCGCGGCTGAAATACGGGAGTCGATACCTCAATGTGCTCAGTGTAAAAAACACCGAGGAACGCGACCGCTGGCTAGAGTTGCTCTGCGAGGAGGAAGCGTAATGGCGAAAGGGCTAACCATCACGCTGAAAGGCGACCGCGAATTGATTCGCAAACTAAATCGGCTTAGCAAGTCGCAAATTGGTAGGGCTATCCGGCCTGGCTTGCGCGCTGGCCAGAAGATCATCACAGCCCAAGCACGTCGCAACGCCCCCGCCGATACCGGAGCACTTCGCAGGAACATCAAAACAAAATCAGTAAAACGACGCCGCAACCAGATTGGCATACGAACGACCGTAGGGGAGGGCTGGTACACGGGCGAGACGTTCTATGGGGCATTTCAGGAGTTCGGCTATTCGGCTGGCAAGCGAGGCGGTGAGAACCGCACGCCTATCGAGGGCAAGCACTTCCTCGAAGAGGCGGCGAAGTCAGTTGGACCGATCGCCGCAAAAGTTATGATTGCACGCATCACCCACAACATCGAACAGATGGCTAAACATGGCTGATCTAGCGCAAGCGATCCGATCCGCAATCGTCGGCAGTACCGCAGTCGTTGGAGTGTTTCCGACGGTGGCCGGGCCGGGTCGGTGTGAATGCGCCACGGAGAGCCAATCGACAGTTGCGGCAAACCGGCATCCGCGTATCTGGTATATCCGTAGCGATGAATCCGAGGAGGTGGATTTATCAGGCTGCGTCGGACTGTGCGAATCCTATTGGGACTTAGAGGTGATCGACGACGACCTCGCAACGGCGCAGCAAATATCCAAGGTCGTGCGCGGGCAACTCAACGGCAAAAGCGGCTTGATGGGGTCGTCTTTGTTTTCCGTTCAAGGCGTTTTTGTCGAAGACCACAGCGACGATTATATTCCTGGCGGCGTAGGTGCCGATTCCGGCGAACACGTTGCGGCCTTGCGACTCCACATTTTCAACGACAGCACATAAGGAGATACCTATGGCATCAACTAAAAAAATGATTGGGTTCGGAACAACGATCTCGATGAAGGCGACGACAGCCAGCACCACGACCTACACCGTGCTCGCCGGGCTGATCTCGGCACCTGGGCCGGATGGGACGGCAGACGACATCGACACGTCCACGATCGACAACAGCACGGACAGCGACTTGCGTAACTTCAAGTCGTATGCACGCGGCCAAGTCGATCCGGGCGAAATGACATTGACATTGAGCTACGGATCGACTGACGCAACTTCCAAACAACTCGGAACGCTTTACAAGTCTGGGGACAATCAGGACTGGAAAGTAACTTTCCCCTCGGCGACGGCAACCGCCGAGACGTTCGAGGGCTACGTCAAGTCGATGGGACGAGAACTGGAAAAGGATTCGATGATCCGGCGAGCCGTCGGAATCAAAGTCACCGGCTGGCCGGGCTTCCCGACCACCTAACACCAAGGAGCGTTATCCATGCGATGCGTTGACAAGGCGGCTTTGTTGGCCGTGCCAAAACCTATTGAAGCCATACCGATCCCCGAGTTGGGTGATGACTCCGTATTGTACTTGCGAGTCATGTCGGGCTGGGAGCGGTCGGAGATCGAGAAGCGGTTTAGCGTGGAAGGAACCGCACTGTCTGATCCGGGCATGTTTCGTGGTGCCGTGCTGGTTCGGTCGATTACCGACGAGGCCGGCGTTCGGATGTTTGGCGACGACGACATCCAATCGCTCATGGATTTGCCGGCTGGCATCGTCGAGCGATTGTTCGAGAAGGCATGTTCCATCAACGGATTCACGCAGTCCGACGTGGAGGAGTTGGAAAAAAACTAAGGTCACAACCGGAGGAATTGCTCCTCTTCCGGTTGTGTGTGTGCGGAGTTGGGAGCGCGGCGCATCCAGACGAACTACGTGATCGGTTGGACTCTCGGCAAATATCCGAGTGGATGGCCTACGAAATGATTGAACCGTTTGGGCCTCGGTGGAACGAAGTGCTGCATGGGATTAGGACGGCGGCGATTGTTAGTTGTTTTTCCAAGCCTGGGCAGCAGGTCGAGGCTACCGATTTTATGCCGTCGCACGTCGAACCTGAAATGACATGGCAGCAGATTGCACGCAACCTGAGCGGTTGGAAGGATATCACCTAATATGGCAGTCGTCGCAAAACTCGACATTCTAACGAACGTCAACACCGCACCGCTGACGGCTGGCTTCAAGCGTGGCGAGATGGCTGCCAAGCGGTTCTCGCAGAAAGTCGGCGGTGCGACTCGCGGCCTCGCTACCGCGTTTATCAGCCTACGAACAGCCGTTATCGCAATGGGTGTTGCAATGGCGGCGATGGCACTCCGATCGGCTGTCGGCTATGTGCGCAGTACAATGGAGGCCATCGACCAGACGGCCAAGCTGGCCCGCACGCTTTCTATGACGACGGAGAAGCTCGGCGGATTGCAACACGCGGCAAAGTTGGCTGGTATCGAGGGCGCCGCGTTTGGCAAGGGCATGATTCGGATGCAGGACGCAGCGGCCAAGGCATCGGAAGGCGACCTTGAACAGGCTGAAGCGTTTGCATTCTTTGGACTCAAGGCAAAGGAAATCGCCCAGTTAGCGCCGGATGAGATGTTCTTGCGGATTGCCGAGACCATTGACAAGGTTGGATTGGGCACGCAGACGACTAGCAAGCTGTTGGCGGTGTTCGGGCGGGCCGGTGCGCAAATGATCCCGCTATTTGAGGGCGGCCGAGAATCCATCGAAGGATTTATCGCGGAGGCGCAGCGGCTTGGAATTGTCGTTGGTACTGTTGCCTCGCGGCAGGTGGAACAGGCCAACGACGCGATGACTCGCTTCAAGTCTGCGCTCGGTGGGCTCGGCATTACGATTGCGGTTGAAGTTGCTCCCATGCTGGAAAAACTTAGCAATTTGTTGGCCGAGTCAACGGGTGAGTTTAATCGCACCTCCACAGTAGTCTCCGAAATTGGCAACGTCTTTTTGCAAATTGCTCGCGTTTTCCTGAATGTTGCCTCTACTCTTAATACTGTCTTTCAGTCGGTGAAGGGGTTGCTTATCGGGTTTATTAACACACTGGCATGGGCCGCCAAGTGGGCGGAAAAGTTCTGGAACGTCCTACTTCCAAGCTCGCTTGAAACGACTGTGTTCGCCGACTTCAGCCGCGAAATGGCGGCCGTAACAAAGGAAGTTGCAGACGATCTTGGTGCCGTATGGACGGGCGGACTGTGGGGCGAAAATATGATGAAGGCGATTGAACGTGCCCGCCAGGCATCGCGGAAGATCGCGGAGGATGCAGAACGCTCAAAAACCAAACGGGCGAGGTGGCAAGACCCTTCGGAGTTCGGAGCGGCGGGCGGGGGATCAAAACGGCTTAGCAGCCCGGCAGCGGCGGAACGTGGCACCCTCGAAGCGGCCAAGGCCATCGTCGCAAATATGCGGCGAAACATGGGCATCGACAAGCAGATAGACGTAGGCAAGCAGCAAGTGGTGCAACTCAAGAAGATTGAAGAAAACACACGCAAAGCTGGTGGCCTCGTACTCGCGGGGGCAGGAATATGAGTGTTGTCTCGGTGTCCGAACGACTGATTGGCAAGGGCGGGTCCGAAAAGGAAGACGGTACGCGCACTTACAAGCGAACCTTTCTCGTGACCGTTAACAGCGTGCATGATGGGGCGGTCACGGTTCTTTCTGATCCGCGGTTGCCGCAGGTGTTCGACCTGTACATGACGCAGACGGAATCAATGCCCAATGCGTGGTGTATTGGACGCGACCCGCAACAGATTGGCCCGCTCCATTGGGAAGTCACGTGCAACTATGGTACCGTCGCTCTACCCGAGGCCGGAGAACCCGACAGCGGCGGCGGCGACCCGGACAGTCCTATCCCCGAGAACTGGGGAATTAAAATCGGGCTGACGTTTGAACTCTTCCAGGAGCCATTCATCGGCAAATGGGTAGACGACGTGTGGAAGCCGTTTGTCCCACTCAACAGTGCTGGCGAACCATACGACCCGCCGCCGATGGTTGACCAGGCGAGGCCAGTATTGTCATACGACGGAGCGGTTCTGCATTTCAACTTGTATCAAGCACTCGACTACATGAACAGCGTCAACAATGATGTCTTCTTCGGTGCGTCCCCGCGTCAGTTCAAAATGATGGAATACTCAACATCGGGGGTGGAGTACAAAACCATCGGTACGCAAACAATCCGATACTATCCCGTGAAACTCTCGATGCACTTCAAGCGTGAGACTTGGGATGTGACCGCGTTGGATCAAGGATCATATTTCACTAGCTACGTGTCGCCGGGCGAAACGCTTCCGGCAAGTGGAGCCGTACCCGCTCAATCACCGCCAAAGCGTAAGGCATTTTTAACGGATGAGGGGCAACCGTACATAGGACTGTTAAACGGGAACGGAATGCCATTACAAGAGGGCGACGATCCAGTCTACCGTACCTGTCGCCACTACCACGAGAACAGTTTTGGCGTGCTCGCCTTACCACAATCATTTTACTAATGGAGAGGAACAATCATGGCCAATGAAATCAGCGTCAACTTACAACTCACCTATTCGAACGTGAACGCCGCGCAGACGTTCTACCCCGGCTCGATCAACATCACTCAAACCGCACAGGGTTTACACGCGCCGATTGTCGTGTTGACAACGGCACCGACGACCATCTCCTTTGGAAGCCTCACCACGCCCGGCTATGTCGTTGGTCGGAACCTCGACACGAGCAAGTATGTTTTGTGCGGGCCGACGACGACCTCAACCGGCGACTACTACCCGTTCCTTAAAATTAAGGCGACCGAGCCGTTTGCCTTTCGGCTGAACGCCAGTCTGTGGAAGTGGAAGTGTTCGTCAGGGACGTGCAACCTGCAACTGCAAGTCTATGAGGACTAGTCAATGGCTCAGCCGGACGGCTATTTTCTGACGCCCTCGGATCGTGTCGCGTTGCGCGAGATGCGCCGTTGGCATGATTCGATGCGACACCAAGGCGGCCCGCTACCGATGCGGCGAGTGCTGCCGCGTGGCGTGCCAGTGAACCCACGATTCTACAACGGCTCCACCGAAACCGTACCGGCCTATGGTATCATGGCCATGACGGGTGTGAAGCAGCTTGACGACGGTTCGATGCTTCCTGCAATCTCGAAGCCGACAACCAGCTACCACCGCAACTACATGGTGAACCGAGGCCAAGCGGTAGAAGCCGGCTCAGTCGGCAATTACGTCTACACGGATATGCTTGTCGTTGCCTACTCTTCGACGGCTACACCGGCGGCTGACGAACTCTGGGGACCGAAGGGCGGACAGTGGACGTTAGCGAAGGGCGGCACTGGAACGCAGCAGCACGCCGACTGGGGCGTTGCCGTGGCCGGCGTGGTCAATTCCACTGGCAGCCTACTCTGTGGCGAGCAGGTCGATTACGGCCGCTCTCGAATGTGCTTGTGCCAAGCGGTCATTTCCACGGGCTCCACAAGCGACGCTCTGTCGACCGTGGATAATGTAACGCCAATGGACCCCGGCTGGTCGCCGGTCGCCAACTCCACCTCCCCGCTATCCGTATCCAGCGGATTCGAGACAGACAACAACGCTGTCGGCGTGATTGCGTGGGACAAGGAAAATAAGGCGTGGCGACCGTTAGATTTCCCCTGCCCGACATAACCCATGAGTAAACGCCGCTACACCCGTCGAGATTCTGGCCTGCTGCTCGCCGACGATTCGATTGCCGTTCCGCAATCACAACCGCCGAAGCCGTGGTACGCGCAAGGGCTATTGTCCTCGTGGAGAGGGATGGGGCGGCGAAGGTGTTGTTCGGGGCCTTGTGCTTGTGTAGATTGCAAAAACGGCGGGCCTGCTAATATGACTGTCACGGCCACGCTGACTGATTGGGGCATATCAGCTTATGAAGACTGTGTGACGATGTACTCTGGGGTAGACGTTATTTTGTCGTGTGAAGGAAGCTCTGTTTCATGGCCTTACTTTGGCACGGGCAAGGGCACCAATAGACAGGGGTGCTGGGGTGAGAGGTGGACGGCTCCATCGCCGTGTAGCGGCGACATGATTGATATGGTTTGGGTCTATCAGATTTCGGGTACGTATTACATAACTGTCAATGTCGGAATGTACGGGTCTCCTATATTCGGCGCTTTTGAAAAAACCTACGATTCTGCGCCGGATTGCAATAGTTTTGATAATGAATCAATTCCTCCATACAATGACGATACATGGCCTGGCCTGACATGCTACCTAACAGCATAACGTCCTGTTTGTTTCAGAAACAAAGCAATGGTTTATGGAAATGTGCTCAATGCCAATATGAGCATCCGAAACCACTAAAGGAACTACCGTTTCGCCCACACTGTCCGAACTCGCCGGACCTACAACCGGCAGCAGAGCGGCTCGGTATTTCACTGGCCGACATGGGCCACTACGCTCATGCCCTGGCCCGCTGGACGGCGGCAGGATTCCCAACCCGCGATCAAGCGGAGGTCGAGCGGATCGAGGCGATCTGTGTCGCGTGTGAGCACTACCGAAATGGGCGATGCAAGAAGTGCGGCTGCTGTATCAGCAAGAACCGCGTGGCCGTGCTGAACAAAGCAAAAATGGCCACCGAGACTTGCCCGGTCGGCAAGTGGTAGTCACCGCTGGTCTAGGTGGTGGTTGTCAATATCATGGCTCGATGGCCACGCTGGTTGGCGTCCATTCATCGTCGATCTGGGCGAACAGCACGAAATAATCATAAGTCAGGTCGGCCCCGAATCCATTGCGGGCAGTGACTGTCCCCCTGACCGCTGCCATGGTTTCTTCGGGATTGATTGATGCCGATGTATACCAACCAAATGATGCGTTGTTCGGATAGTGTAGATTGTCCCTGACGGCCTCTCTTGCCGCACGCCGTAACGCGTTCTCGGTGTCACAACGCCTGTTCGCTTTTGCAGCAGCACCGGGCACCGGCGTCTGCCTGGGATACGGCTGCTCAAGGACCGCCATCGTCACCGCCACCATCACCAGGCATGCGAAACTTCCAATGATAAACAGCGCCACGGTTCCGCATCCAGAGAAAAACGGTTTTTGTTGGTGCCGTCTCATAACACCCTCCCCTAAAGCCGCCGCCCGGCGCAGAGGTCGCCAAACCAGAAGCACCGGGACAGCGGCGGAAAAGTTACGTTGGGACATTGGCGACCTCCGATACCTTATTATCCCGCGTTCCGCGAAAGAGTCAACCCCCCGGTTTAGCGGGGCGTGTTACTGGGAATTACTTTGTAATATCCGGGGAAAAGGGGCTGCAGCTATTGACTTGTAATAGCCGATATGTAATAATAGGGGCAGTGATGAGAACGAAACCCTTACCGGAGAGAAACGATGAAAACGACGCGCAAAGAAAAATTGATTCACGAAATCGCTGCAAAACACCCAGGCATAACTGTCCGTACTAGCTGGATGTCGTGCGATTGGGATTTAACGGGAATTGAGCTGGAGGCTAAAAATGCATCGGCTGGAACAATAATGAGTGTCGCGAGAGATGACAGCGACCTGGACAAAATGACAGACGCGGCAGTGATGGCATGGGCGGCTTCGAGCGTTGCCGATTTTTCGAAGAACTGTTCGAAATCTCATCGTCGGCAAGCCGCATCGGCAGAAGCCGAGTTGTGATTTTTAGAAACGAAACCCTTACCGGAGAGAGCCATGACACGATACAAACTGACATGCTGGAGTGATGAGTACGCAGTACAGGCCGATCTAACACAGGCATCGGCCCCGGTGACCGTGGACGGCGCCAGCACACCGTACCAGACAGCGGACTTCCGCCACCGCGCCGAAGAAATGCGAGTAGGGCTGGCCGCGTGGCTCTACCGCGACACCCCCGACGCCAACGAGGATTTCGATGCGATCGCCGAATTGGTCGTCGAGGAGGAGGAAACCACATGAGCAAACAAACCATCGGCCAGCGGATATTCACGATCCGCACGGCACGAAAACTCACCCGCCGCGAGGTGGTCGCCACGGCCGGCGTCACCGAGGCCACCTTGTATAATATCGAGCAACTGGGCCAACAGCCATCCATCGCCAACCTCCAGGCCATCGCGCGGGTGCTGGGGGTGACGGCGGGGGCGTTGCTGGGCGAGGCTTGACTTTTCCTTTGGGCGACCGATAATGTAGGCGCTAGAACAGTTACTGGCTTCGGCCACTGCCGCACCGCCAAAACGGTGCGGCCTTTTTAATGCGCATTCCCAGCATTCTTCGTGTTACGTTTTTTTGTTTTGTAATATCCGGGAATTATCGCAAAACTCCTATTGCACATCAGAGCCGGACTCGGTAGATTGCTCAACAGTGATGGCGGTCCGATCAGGGAGACCTTCATTGGTTGCCCGCCAACGAAAATAACCCGCAGTCGGACCAACCCGATCCGACCCCCCTATCCAGCAACAAGGTAGTTGCCGTGGCTGAATGGATTGCTACCGTACGGATGTGGTTTTTACTGTATGCTCATGTAGCATCACAGACACACCACCCGATGGACAGCAACGATGCGAGTGGCAGATTTCACTCAGACGGTTTACCTCCCGTCGCGTATCGAAGTATCGCGCGGCTACGCAGATTCACTAGTCACCACGTTACGCATCTTCGGGTAAACGGCTGGGTATCTACGGGTAATGTTCCCGGCCGTCAGGTGGCCTTGCCTCGAGCGCTCGGGGCGGGCCGCCGATCTTATACCATCCCCCGCGTTTCTGGTGGTGGGTTTTCTTGTCAGGGGAGTGGAGCAGTGGTAGCTCGCGAGGCTCATAACCTCGAGGTCGCAGGTTCGATCCCTGCCTCCCCCACTCGCTTTTTAGCGATGGTGGCTTTACCCCACGAGACGACGGCGCGCAACGGGCGCGCCGTCGTCTTTCAAGCGAATCGCCCCTGCCGCTTTCCCCGGCGTGTGCCGGGCGGCGGGGGTCTTTTCTAGCAACGCAAAGGAATTGCCATGCTCAAACTACACGAACAGGACACCACCACCGAGGACGTGCTACCCGATCCGCGAACTATCGAATATCGACGGCTAATGCGTGACGGGCTTTCGATCACGGACATTGCCCGGCAACGTGGCATGGGCTGGGACACCGTGCGAAACATTATCGACGGCCAGCGCCAAGCCAGCACCGCCGAGAATGCTTTTTACATCGAGGGCGAAGAGACTTTTTGCGTCAAGCCCGTCCGCTGCCCGACCTGTCACGGAATGATCCACATTGTCCCCTGCCGCCTCTGCGGCCTGCTCAACCGGAAGGAATCCGATGCTCGTATTACGGCGTAAGCTAGGCGAAGTTGTGCATATCGGCAACGACATCACGGTCGAGGTCACAGAGTTCTGCCGCGACCACGTCAAGCTCGGGATCACGGCCCCGGACGAGGTGCCCGTGCATCGGAGCGAAGTCTTCGAGGCAATTCAGCGAGGCGAGAAAAAAGGGAACCCATGTAATGAGTGAAAAAAACACGACGTTTGATTTTAGCGACGGCCAAGGGCCTGTTCCGGCCAGGCAGCACGCAAATCCAGATGGATCGGTCGGCGGCTGGGTAGCGGCGGGAGTATCTATAGCCGCAGGGGTCATCGTCGGCATTCACGCTCGCATCTTGGGTGGCACAATCAGGGGTGGCACAATCTTGGGTGGCACAATCTTGGGTGGCACAATCTTGGGTGGCACAATCGAGGGTGGCACAATCTTGGGTGGCACAATCGAGGGTGGCACAATCTTGGGTGGCACAATCTTGGGTGGCACAATCAGGGGTGGCACAATCTGGGGTGGCACAATCTGGGGTGGCACAATCTTGGGTGGCACAATCTTGGGTGGCACAATCTTGGGTGGCAACTGGAAAAAAGCGACGCTGCAAATCCAGGGCACGCGCCACTTCGTCAATATGTGCTCTTGCACTGAATTGCAGATCGGTTGCATTCACCTGACTATCGCCAAGTGGCGAGAGAAGCGAGTCGTGCTTGGTGAAAAGGAAGGATACACACCCGAACAAATCGAGGAGTACGGCCGCTACATCGAATTGGCTGCGGCCATGTATCCACCAGAGAAGGAAGACACGCAAGACGGACTCGCCCGGCACGACGCCTAACGCGAGGGAGCGGCACGGAGCCGCACTTGACGGAACGACCCGGGGAAGCATGAGGCGGATCCGGGTGGAAAAATGAATCTTTTTTCGATTGTGCGATACAACCTTTTTAGGGAGTTTTTGAAATGTTGAAGTTGCAATGGACCGACGACGTGTACGCGGAAAAAGACTTCCGCGATTTGGGAATTGTTTTTGACAAGATAGCCGTTCGGCTGTCGCAAATCGACCTCAGGGAATCCGGGTACAATTCGGCTCGCCTTGGCGATCCCATTCGGCATGACCTAGTAAAAACGTATTCCCAGGGAATGCGCAATGGTGATGCGTTTCCACGCCCTGTGGCCTACCGTAAAGGCAGCTACATTCTCACGAGTGGCGTCCAGCGATGCAACGCACTAAAGTTGCTCGTCACAGATGGGGATGTTGAGAAGGACCCGCTAGTCGAGGTTTATAATCTCGATACCACCGATCCTTTGTTGTTGGAGGTGATTGGCCGCTCTGCCAATGTTCGCCACGGCGGCGCAGCGACGTGGGAAGAAAGAAAAGCCCATGCCTGCCACATGGTTGCGGAATATGGCATGGCGACAAAGGAGGCCGCGAAACTTTTTGTCACATCGGAAACCGCGATCAAGTCTCATATTGCGACCGAAAAGACCCGCAGCCAGTTGGCCGAAAATGGAATCAACACTGCCGCCGTGCCATCGTCGGTTATTGGCGTCCTTTCTAAATCTAAGCTCGATCAAGATTCGAGCGTATTTTTCAAAATGGGCCACCTTATTGCCCAGCATATTCCGACCGGCGAACAGTCACAGCAATTTGTCGGTCGGATTGCGAAACAGCGATCCGAGGAGGGGCGACTCCGGGAAGTCAAGAAAATCGAAAAGGAACTTGGCGACATTGCCAAAACCTACGGAAACGCCAAGAAAACTAAGTTGGCTTCACCTCGCGCCCCATCACGGCCGAGACGCGATCAATTGATTTCGCAGTTGACCCGACTCGCTCATTTCCTCGATTTCGGCAAGGGAGGCGAGGGGTTTGCATCGCTATCAGAATTGCAGACAACGACGGTCGCTGACGCAAAAGCGGCGGCAGACTTATGGGAGCGGATCGAAATGCGAATGACCTTGATAATGAAGGGTCGCCGCAAATAATGCCTCCGAGACTTTATTCGAGAGTGACTTGCCCCAATGTTCGGTTTTTGGACGTGATGGAACCTGGGGTGTGGATGTCAACAACACAATTAGCCGGAAGACTGTCTAAGTATATCGCGCCAGAATGTGCGATTCGACGCTTTCGGAAAAACCACAAATATGCAGAAACAACAGAGGACATTGACGTTCAGGTGCGTTGTGGCGTGCACAGTCTGACTACATGGTGGGGAAGCGCACACCTAGTTAGATGCCGTGTAGAAAAAAAACGGATAGGCCACGAATCTCATTTTCGCCTAACCAAGAAGGGATGCTTGTATCGTGAGGAAAAAATCAATCAAGCTCAGTAAGATTCGGCTGGACGGTGACACGCAACCGCGCACCGGAATTAACACGGCACTCGTCGCCGAGTATGCGTACTTGATGGAAGCTGGCAATGCGGACTTTCCACCCGCCATTGTGTTTTTCGATGGCGTCAATCACTGGCTCGCTGACGGATTCCATCGTTGGCACGCGATGAACAAGCGGGGCGTCGATGGTCTCTATTGTGAAATCCACGAGGGCACGGTGGAGGACGCCCGCTGGTACTCCTATGCGGCGAACCAGGCCCACGGGCAGCGGCGCAGCAACGCAGACAGGGCGAGGGCGGTCAAGGCGGCGTTGTTGCATCCGAAGGGCGCGGGGATGAGTGACAGGCAGATTGCCGAGCATGTCGGGGTCAGTCATGCAACAGTAATCAAATATCGTACTGAACTCGAATCGACTGGTCAAATTGACCAGTCAGATAATCGCGTCGGTCAAGACGGCCGCACGATCAACACGGCGAACATCGGGGGCGTGGCCGAAGAGGGGCAGGCAAAAGAAACGGAACTGACCAGCCTGCGAAGCCAAGTTGCAACACTGAAAGCCGAAAACAACCGGCTCCGCCAACTCGTCATCGACCTCGGCGGAACCCCATAACGGAAGCCACACGCCACGAAAGGAATCCAAACCATGTGCTCAGGCCAAGAAGGCGACGATGGAACCTCGACAATCCCGCCAGCTTCGCTCGCCGATGAGTTGCGAGACATTATGCTGGACCGCACGGGCAAGTCGTTGGAGTTCGGGGCCAACACATTGCGGTATATCCAGGCACAGCGGCAGGAATCCGTCAACCTCATTCACAACTTCGTTGACGGACTCGCCGCCGGTGGGGCGCGACCGCCGAAAACAGACTAAACCACTTTACCCTTGGAGGCTACGATGACCGCGATTTTCGCACCACCCGACACGGCAACACAACTCGCCCGCTTCTCGCCAACCGACACGGCGATTGCGGAACTGGGAAAAGAGTACCTTCCGCTCCACATTGCCGACGTGAGCGACAGGGCGGGGTTTGAGCTTGTGCATCGCGCCCGAATGAACGTCAGAGCAAAGCGATGTGAGGTCGAAAAAGTCCGCAAGGAACTGAAAGCCGACGCTTTGAAGTACGGCCAGGAAGTGGACGGCGAAGCCCGGCGGATCAAGGCGCTGTTGGAACCCATCGAATCACACCTCCAGGCGGAAGAGGAAAAGCACGAAGCCGAGAAGGAAGCCATCCGCAACGCCGCGAGGCTGAAAGCGGAGGCCGAAGAGAAGGCCAAGGCCGAAGCTGAGGCGGCTCGTGCCAAGGCGGAACACGACGCCGAAGTCGAGCGGCTTCGCATCGAACGTGAGGCACTTGAGGCCGAGAGAGCGGCAATCGAAGCAGAGCAGGCCAAGATTGACACGGCGCGGGCGGAGGTCGAAGCCGAGCGGCAGCGGCTGGCTGATATCGAGGAAGCTCGTCAGCGGGAAATCGAAACGCAACGGCGCGCGGCGGCGGCGGCAGAGCAGGCCAAGATTGACACGGAAAATCGGATTGCCCGGCAAGCGGCGGAGGCCAAGGCATACGCCGAGGCAGAGGAGGCGGCGCGTATCAAGGCGGAAGCGTTGCGGCCGGATCGCGTGAAGCTGGCTGCCGTCGCTAGTGCTGTCTCGGCTATCGAAATACCGGAAGTTTCCGAGGAAGCAGAGAAGGCAGCGGGTGACGTTACGGAAGTTTTGTCAAACGCTTACGTGAAAATCACGGCCATCATTGCCGACATGGCTGGCTTAAATTAACGGAGGACACGGAATGACCACGGCATTAACAAATATAGAAGAGGGGTTGTTTTCCCGTTGCGAAAAAACCATCGAGCGAGGATGTCATGCGTTCCGCGAGGTGGGCAACGCCCTGCGGGAGATACACAACTCAAAGCTGTACCGATGCAGCCACGAGACGTTTGCGTCCTACTGCCAAGAGCGATGGGGGTTCACGCATGGCCGGGCACGACAACTTATCTCGGCGGCCAAAATCCAAAGTGATACCATGGTATCACTTTCAAGCGAGCGTCAAGCCCGCGAACTCGCCCGCGTCCAAGAAGACCAACGCCAAGAGGTGCTCGGCCTTGCCACTGAAAAGGCAGGTGACAAGCCGCTGACAGCCGCGATCATCAAAGAGACGGTCAAGGAGTGGAACACGCCCGCCGACGCAGTGGAACCGCGACAGTACAAACCGGAAGAGGAGGAGGAGGAAGCCATTGAATGCGAGTCGGAGCCGGTGGTGGAGGATCATCACGCCGGTTGGCTGGCCGAGGCAACGCAAGAACTATGGGAAGCCTTTAAAACCACGGAAGACTGCGGCCTCATTCCCGGCTTTCTCGACGGCCTTGCGGCGATGATCCGCGAATCGGACTCATCCATCGTGGCGGCCCGACTAGAAAACGCGGCGACCGCTTGGCGAGACACACGGGGGGCAGAGGTTGGCGAGTAGCTGCGGCAAAAGCCATCCGGCTTAACGTGCCGGACTCCCCACCATACAAGGAAGGAAACACAGAAATGTACGACGTTTGCAGAATTACTGTCTCACGAGAGCGTGGCGGATCGGGGTTCATTGTTATCAGCGAGAGCGTCCCAGGTCACTTATTCATCGCTGACGGCCTGTGTTACGACGAAATGCTAGGCTACGTCGCGCGGCTGTTTTGTCCAGTGGAGGGCATCGGATCGCAATCTAGGAATTACGGGAAGCCGCTGTTTCTGGAGGCCCCGCCAAAAGCTACCGAGGAGGAGTTGTAGTATGGAAGTGAACGACGCAATCACGGAAGAGGTCGAAGCGAAAGGCGTGGCAACGCGCACCATTGCCGACCTTGCCGACGACGACTACCACACGCGGCCGGAGTGGAGTGTTTCGCAACTGAAGCTGCTGCCGGAACAGCCGGAACTATTCTGGGGCCGCCACATTGCCAAGCTGCCCGATCACCAGAAAGCCCCGTCGCCGGCGATGAAGCTGGGCACGGCGGTCCACGAGGCGTTGCTACAGGGCATCGAGCCTCGCGTTATTCCGCAAAACGTTTTGTCGAAGAGCGGATCGCGGGCCGGGAGCGAATGGAAGGCGTTTGTCGCCAATCACCCCGGCGAATTATGGCTCAAGGAAAGCGAAGCGGAGCCGATCAAGCGGAGTATCGAATCCGTCCGCGCCAACACGAAGGCGATGGCCCTGTTGGAACTGTCCGGCGACAACGAGCTGGCGGTGTTCTGGCGGGATGAATCTACCGGGCTTCCCCTGCGTGGTCGGATCGACAAGCTGGTTCGCGTTGGCAATGGGATTGTCCTCGACCTCAAAACGGCGGCCGACCCGACGGAGCGGGGCTTTCCATTTGCCTGCCTCGACTTCAAATACCACGTGCAAGCGGCGGCCTATACGGAGGCGGCGGAAGAGGTGCTCGGCACCACACCCGAAGCGTTTATGTTTATCACCGTCCAGGTTGCGGCCCCGTACATCTGCCAAGTCTACGTGTGCGATAAGGAAATGCTGGAGCTCGGGTTCATCCGACTCCGCGAAGCGATCGCCGACCTACACACCCGGATTGCGATCGACGACTGGCACCGCGAGGGGCACAACACCGTCAATAAACTGAACCTTCCACGCAAAGCGTATCAATCCTATTAGAACCAAGGAAAGAAACATGGAACCGACAACCGCACTAGCCCCGCCGAAACCAGAGGAAACGAGTTTTCCCGCGTGCCAACAGCCGGGCGAACTGACCAGAAATCCGCTAGCGTTTCTGACGGATAAAAGCGCCTTTGACCACCTCTGGCGAGTCGCGTTGGGGTACAGCCGTTCGTGCCTTGTCCCGATGCAGTTCCAGAAAAAACCCGACGACTGTTTCATCGTCTGTCAACTGGCGATCCGTATGAATGTAGACCCGTTCATGCTGATGCAGTCAACCTACATCGTCCACGGCAAGCCGGGCTTCGAGGGCAAGCTGGCCATCGCCCTACTGAACGCATCCGGCAAAATCAAGGGCACGCTCAAAACCACCTTCTCGGGCGAGGGCGCCGAGTACGGCTGTCAGGCGTGGTGTATCGACCGCGAAACCGGCGACCGGATCACCGGCCCCAAAGTCACCTGGAAAATGGTGAAGGCCGAGGGATGGGACGCGACGAAGAGCGGCCAGAAATCGAAGTGGACCACGATGCCGGAGCTTATGTTCGTCTATCGCGCGGGGACGTACCTGATTCGCACCAACTACCCCGAGGTGCTCATGGGGATGCAGACCGTCGAGGAAGTGGAGGACGTGAGCCGCGAGCAGGCCAGCGACAACCAGAAGCGAGTGGAACTCCTGCTGTCAGGCCAACCCACCGAGACATCCGACAAGCAACCGCCGGTGGAAATCGACACAACGAGCGAGCCAGCCGTCGAGCAACCACCCGCTGCCGAGCCAGCCAGTGCCGACGAGGCCGACGCCGTGGCCCAGTTTATCGACGACGTGAATTCACTCAACACACCGAAGGAATGCGATGACGCGGCGAAAGGCATCCCTGCGGCCTGGACGGTAGAGAATCGCGGGCGGTGTTCCGGCGCGATCAAAACACGAAAAGCCGCCATTCACGGGGCTCGGGGCGGCCAGAAAACAATGCTGCCGTCGGCGGTGGCGGGAGAGTAGAGACGGATCGACATAGGAATCTCACGGTATGGACATGGACCTTCGCCACTTACTGAAACGTAGCCCGCCGACGCGCGCCGCACTGAGCATCTTCCGCCAGTTGCGGCGCGCACGGTGTGGCGGCATGACGGTCCCGGCCATCTGCTGGCTGCTACGGAAACGATTCCCGCCATCTACAGTGGCCCACGGCTGCGTCTCACTGGCGCGGATGCGAGCGATCGTGTGGACAGGCGGCAAAACCAGGACACGGCAGGCGGGGCACGCGAAGGTCTGGAGGGCTTCCAGATGTGGCGAGTAAGGGATTGGGATAAACTGTTTGAAAACAACCGAACGCGAGACATGACTAAAATGTCCTGGGTGCCAATTCCAAACCGTCACGACAGCAGTGGGTTTCGCACGCTGATGGCCGAAAGTGACGGGACTACTCTGTATGGTGCCTGGATTTTTCTCGTGCAAATTGCCAGTAAATGTGTTCCGCGAGGAACGCTTGTTAAGAATGCGTGCGTGGCGCACACTGCCAAGTCGCTCGCAATAATGGTAGGCGCGCCCGAGGCCGTCATCGCGCGCACACTAGAGGTGCTTGCATCCGATGACATAGGGTGGATCGAACATATAGACGCGCCCGGAAACGTCGCACATAAGTTCACCAAAAAAACTAAGTCGAGAGCGAACGCACGGATAAACAGGGCATTAAAGGCGGAAAAACCAATTGTCACTCCATTTGGCACGGTTACGTCACGCCCCGACGCTTGTCAGTGGTGCGGCGCGTCGTCGAACCAGCAATCATGGCAGCGCGCATCAAACATTTTAGCGCATCACCTTGTCGGCTACGGGGCAGACGACGCCAATGACGGGGGCGACGACGCCGACTTGTGTGTGATTTTTTTGTGCCGAAAATGCCACGCAAAGTTTGAGTATAACGTTGTCACAACTAGTGACGTGATAAAGCTTTGTGGCAAAAGCTGGATTCCCAAAAACACCCCCGCAGTTGCCTGCGGTGTGCCTGCGGTAATCCCGCAGGCACCTGCCCTGGAACGGAACGGAACGGAACGGAATAGAACGGAAGTGAATAGAACCGGACCGGCCGGTGTCCAGGTCGGATTTTCAGAAGAGGGGCGGGATTCGGAAAACTGGACGACCGCCAATCGGATGCACGTCGAAGCAACAAACAAACTCTGGCCGAAGCGGAATTGGGACCGAGCGCCCATGAAGCCAGAGGATCGGTGTTTGCTGCTGCGTGCGGCCTACTTGGCGGTGACGAGGCTGTCGGTGGATTGGTGGCACACGGCCTTGGATGAGACGCTACGAGGGAGTCCGCGGAAGCCACTCGGACTCTTCAAAACGTGCTTATGGAAGCGGCCCCGATCGGAGGGGCTGGACCTGAATGCAATGCTGGACGCGGTGGTGGTGCCCGAGCCAGCGAAACCAAAGGCGGTTGACGATGTTTGAAAAAGCACACCCGATCACCGATCAGGAAGCACGCGAGCGGTGGCGCAAAGGCGACTCTCACCAGAATCGGTGCCAAGTGTGTCACCGGCCCATTGGCCAGTGTGCCTGGGTGGGGGGATGCTGGGTTCACCACATCATCCACGGATCGAACGGGCGAAGTGACGAGCCGTGCAATTTCCTTTTAGTCTGAGGAACGGAAGCAATGGTAAACGTAAACGACGGCGGCTCGGCATTTCCTTCGAGATTAGTGGAAGGAATGACACTGAGGGATTGGTTCGCGGGGCAAGCGTTATCAGCCCTGAAAACCGAGTGGATGGAGTTGCCTCGTTCTGTGAACAAAGTGGCCACCCATTGCTATTTTGTGGCCGACGCGATGCTGGCCGAGGGGGAGAAGCACAATGGCTAGACGAATCGAAGCAGTCCTGGCGACAATCAGTAACGGTGAGGGCGTAACGATGGAAGGGCAAAGGCTGTTGGCTAATGAGGTCCAGTTACTGCAAGCCATCGTGGCAGATCGCAACGAGGCGATAGCCGTGTTTCAGGATGCGGTGGAACACCTGCGGGCCGAAGTCCAGGACGCTCACTGTTTGGCGTACAACTTCCTGCCGGACAGGGACCAGCAGGAGCCGACTCTCTGTGGGCAAATCAACGTGCTTGGCAAGCAGGTTGAGCGGTTGCAGGCCATCGTGACAACCTACCAGGACGCAGCTAGATCGGCCCACTCCATGCTGAGTGGATGGATGGCTACTACTGACGTTTCTGATGATCGGATGCAGGAGGTGTACACAAAGCTAATCAAGGCTTTGGGTGTCCCGAAAATAGAAGCCGCTGAGGGGGAGAAAAAGTGATGGGGCTACCACGCGGCTTAATCACCAACAAGACGGCACACTACCCCGGCGACCTGAAGGTGCGGGCGAAGGTGGCAACGGTCGCAACGCACGAGATATACTATGAGGATATTATTTATTGCGTGCATCGCATCATCGTTCCCGGCAAGCCGGTTGCCAAACCACGGATGACACGCCGCGACAAGTGGGCCAAGCGGCTGTGTTGCGTGCGATATTGGGAGTGGTGCGACTCCCTGCGGACGTACTTGCTGCGCGGGAGCATACGGATGCCAGCAGCAGACACCGTGAGTAGTCTCTCGTGGGTCGCGTACTTCGAGCCGCCGAAATCCTGGTCGAAGAAAAAACGCATTGACGCGATTGGAAAACTTCACCGCGCAAAACCCGACCGCGATAACATCGACAAGGCGGTTCTCGATTGCCTCTACCCGCACGGGGACTCGGGGATAGCACGCGGCACAATCGAGAAGCGTTGGGACTGGCACGCACGGATTGAAATTGAAATCAGAACGTAGGCAGGTCGCCGCGATGGTGTTGTGGAAACTATTATAGGGAGAAACGATATGAACTTAACACGAGACGAAGCGTTGGAAATTGCGATGGAGTCGGTGGTGAATGTCCCCGGAATAATGGGACTGGAACGCCTCATATCTCTCGTCACCGACGCCCTGCTCGCCGCCATCAATAAGCCCCTCGCGCCGGGAGTGGATTGGAATAGCGAGTTGTTTTGGGCGGTGGTGAGAGGCGACTGGGCCGCTGTAAATAGCAATGGTGATCCGCAAGGTTTTGTAAGTAAACCAACTGCCGACAGTGGGTTTTGGGCGGCGGGAGGGGGTGAGTAATGAACGGAGTAACCGTAAAAGAACCACGATCACAACCATTAGAAGTGGTAGACCGTTTCTATTCGGACGACGAAATTGCGGACATTTTTCCTGATGACGAGCAATGTCTGACTAATAAATTGCTTCGACGGGCACAAGCAGCGGAAGCCGAGGTCGAGCGGCTACAGGCCATCGTGGACCAACTACCGAAGACAGTGGACGGTGTGCCGGGAGGGGGTGCGTGATCCAACTACTCTGCAATCGGTGCAACACCATTCTCGAAAAACCCTCTTACTGCCCGCGTTGCGGTTGCCCCGAGTACCGAATCGAGGGATTAACCCCTGAGGAATTAACGGAGTTGAACGGAAAACAAACACGTAATAAACAAGCCGCTGAGGCGGCGGGAGGGGGAAAGTAACCATGGCTTGCCTAGAGTTTGAGTGTCCTGACTGCGGACGCTACTGGTCCAACAACGGGCCTCTCCGCTGGCAGCATTGCCCATTCTGTGGACTTGGCGTGCGGGGCGACTGGGACGAGGAGCGGGAGCGGCCAGAGAAATTGGACATTGAACCGGAGGACGAAGTATGAACAACCACCGCCACGTATCCGACTCGATGGCCGCTGGGTGGCTGCAACGCCTCGACGGTGAGGACAAGCCAAAGCCGCACAAGGTGTGTACGTGGGTGCGGATGCTACTTGAGGACCGCGACAAGGACCGGACGGAACTGCGGAACTGCGGGAGCGAAACTAGAACAACACGGATGGCCACCTTGCGGCCGTGGCATGAAGCTGCGGAAACACAATGCTATCAGTTGAAAAGCAGCGAACCATTATCAGCCACCTCCACACCACCGATCAGAGCCAGCGAGAGATTGCCGCAATCGCGGGGGTGAGCCGCTACTTGGCGGGGCGCGTCATGCGTCGTGGTGTGGTGATTGCACCTGGCCCGCCGAAAGCCCGCGAGGTGACGGAGTACGCGGAATACGGGCGAAAGAATCCGAAGGCCCACTGCCCTCATTGTGGCGTGGTGGTTGAAATGCCGTGCCTTGCCTGCCATCTGCGCGAACTCGCACAGGAAACGTGGTTGGAGCGGACGATCCGGCTGCGTGGTGAGGGTGGTAAAAAACTCGGATAGCTTTTTCCCTGAAAAACTATCCAATAACAGGGCATGGGACCGAAACCACTTCCATTCTGCCGAGTCTGCGGTGAAGAGATCACGGGGGAGCGTGGCGGCTGCACCCACGAGCGGTGTGCCGTGTACCCCGACGAACCGCACCAGCGACTGCAACGGCGCACCTACGATTCTCGGCTCCGTGAGGGGTTCCGAATCATTTCACGCGGAGGGGACTGCTAGTGCTTTCCGCTTTATTCTCGAAACAAACGATCACGCTGGCCATCGTGGCCGTTATTCTACTGGCGTCGTGTCGGATCATGAAGTTCGCGGGTTGTAACGCCCGCGAACCCCGCCCCCCGAAGGTTATCAACGCTGGCCCCTATGTTGTGGCCGATGTGCCGACCGGGGCTAGCTTGCTTGTGGCCGCCGGACGCCGAGGACGAACTCGCACCATTTTCCTTGAAGGAGTCGCCGCCCCGGCGTCCGGCCCACTCGCTCAGGTTTCAGCGGATCACCTACGCGGAATGGCCGGTGACCAAGTCACCGTGCAATACGAACGGCACGGGCTGTTTCGCGGTGAGGCTCAAGCCAGCCTGCCGCAGCAGGATGAGGCACCGACGGCGACTGTGGAAACGCCGGAGGAGCTTGAAGCCCGTGGCCCGCTTACGGGGATCGTGTTTGGGGCGTCGGGGATATGCCTCAACGTCGAACAAATCAGTGGCGGCTATGCCATGATTGCGGCCGGCTACGATGCTCCCAAGGAATGGCGGGCGGCCGAGGCGGCGGCGAAGAAAGCCAAGACAGGGGTGTGGCGATGACCCGACTGAAACGACTTGGTATTGTTGTTGGTGTGGTGCTGGCCGGTGGTGTGTTGGGATACCTTGTCGAGGCGATACGCGAAATGGTGGGGCTGGTGTGTTTTTGGGTGGGGTTTCCATTCGTGCTCAGGTTTACTGCTGCTGCGGTAAGTGTCCAGGAGGCTATTGACTCTGCGATAGGTACACCAGAGCCTCCCGGCAGTATGTGGGGCGTGACAGTGCTGGCCGGTGCTGGGGTGTTGCTGCTAATGGGTATTGTGGGCGCTGCCCGGTTTATTTGGGGCAATGAAAAATAAAGAGGACTGAAATGCCTGAAATTGAGTTGATGTTAATACTCAACGATACAGTGGCGACGACTCCGCATGACTGGGAAAGCCACGAAGTCGTTTTTGAACAGGAGGACTGAAATGTCTTTTGCTTTTTGGGCGATTTTGATTGGGCTTGGTGTTGCCGTGTCGGTGGGGGCCGTGCCGAAAGTGTGGGCGTGGGGTAAAACCGCGTGGACCACGACGACCGGCAAGGAAGTCCCCGCGACGATTGACGCCTTCGTGGCTCACTGGCTCAACACCAGCGAGTCGGTGCTTGTCCAGGGGGCGTTGCGTCGGGCAAAAATTGGATTCGCACGGCGGAACGACGATGAGGGCGTGGATAAATGCAACGCCCTGATTGTGCTGGCGGCAACGTGGGACGACGAAACCGAGTAGGAGCCGCCATGCAAACGATCCGCAAATACGCTCTGTTCGTCGCCCTCGGCTTGATCGTCGGCGGTGTGGCCGTCGAATACGGCCCGCTACTGCTGCGGCTGCTGCCAAGCTGGGGGACGCCGACGGATGCGATGATCGTGTACGAGTCGGGGTTCGACAAGCCGCTGACACAAAACATGGTGACGGTGCTTGCGAAGGCCACCGACTTCAATGTCAAAGTTATCGACCAACACACCCTCGGCAAGAACAAAAAGCCATCGGCCTACCTGTCGCCGTTCCTTGATGCCGCGAAGGGCCACGACTTGCCGGTCCTCGTGCTGCGGTGGGCTGGTGGCTCGTATTCGGTTCAGCCGTGCCCGACCACGTTGGCGGAACTGAAAGCGGAGGTCCAATGAGCGATCAAGAAACACCAATGGAGCGTGATCGGGATGATCCCAAAGCGGAGGCGCGGCAGTACCTTAAAGACATCTACGACATGCAGGAATCGTACGTGATGTCAGAAGAAGAAGTGGCATATTTTCGTGCCCAGCGATCTGCTCCCTTTGTTCCGCTGACACCGGATCAGGCCAGTCTACTGCCATCGCGGGAAGTATCGGAACTGAAAGCGGAGGTGGGGCAATGACGTGGATCATCGCTGTTTACGTGATGGTTGGTGGGTTCTGTGGTATTTGCGCTGGTTTGGCGGATTGCGCCAACCGTGATTGGATTCCCGGCCGGTCAGAGTGGCCCATGAGAATCATCGGGAGCGTGGTAGTCGCTGTCTTTTGGCCGATCATGGTATTTCAGGCTTGGAGGGATCAGTGAGCATCCATATCACCGACTCAAACTTCCGCGAGGTGGTCGAACGGTCGAAGCAGGCCGGGTTCACCGCCGGTGCTCTACCCCGTCGATCGAAGGTCGGTGAGTTGAAAATCCGTGTCGGCGATGAGATGTTCGCCGTCCCGATGTTCTCGAAACAAGTTCCGCTGATACCGCAGAGCGAGTGGCAAAGCCGGATCCGCGCGATGGAAGCCGCCGCCGCGTTTATCGGCCAGCGGTGGAAGTCTGATACGAAGGCAGACTTTCAAAATGGCCTCGGCTATTGCTGGGCCTATTCTCTCGCCCAATCGACAATGGCCTGCCGGGCCGCGATGGGCCAGAATTTTGTGCAACTCTCGGCTGAATCGCTGGCCCAGTGCGTCGGATACAGAAACCGTGGCTACTACCTCGATGATGCCCTGAAATATGCCGCCGAGAATGGCATTGCCTCCCGCCTCTATGTCCCCCAGCACAAAATCAGCAAGGACCAGTGGGACGCGGGCTATCTGGATGATCGCCAAAATTACATGCCCGCGGAGTGGTGGGATTTGGGCGGGGCCGACGTGTGGGCTGAAACCGTGACGGCGCTGCTGTTGGGATACGGCTGCTACGTGGGCTACGACTGGTGGGGCCATGCGGTATTTCTCGATCGACTGCGGATCGGCACCAACGGCAAGATCGAGGTTCACACACCGAACAGCCACGGCGACGGCAACGATGCGTGGTTGG